CGTGCAATGGCCCGCGGTGAGGTTCGCTCGCACGAGTTCAAGAACTCTGAGAAGCGTGCCCTCGTTGCTTCCGCTAACACTGTCCCCGTTGACTTCCTTGACCGAGTGTTCAACCTCGCCAAGCTTGTCGGCCCTTACCTCGAAACTTCTGAGGTATTCGTTCGCGACAGTGGCGCAGATTTGCGCATCCCTGTCATGAGTGGATATTCCACTGCTTCCGAGGTGACCGAAGGATCCGCTATCAGCGAGTCCAATCCCACCTATTCCAGCATCCTGTTGAACCCTGCAAAGCAGGCGTTCATCGTTCAGCTCTCCAACGAGCTGGTTGCTGACGCTGGCTTCGACATCGAATCCAACGTTGCTGAGCAGGCTGGTGTTGCTATCGGTACCCGCGCCAACGCTGTTATCCACGCTGCAGTTACCGCTGTTGCAGGATCCGGTGTGACCGCTGGAACGACTGACGCGTTCACCGCTGACAACCTGATTGACCTCGCTTACAGCGTTGACGGCATGGCTCGCATGCTGCCTGGTGCTGGATTCATGGTCAACACCGCAACTCTCGGATTTATCCGTAAGTTGAAGGACAACGATGACCGTTACATTTACGACCCGACTGTTGGTGGCCCTTCGACCATCCTCGGAATGCCCGTGTACGAGAACCCTGCTGTTGCAGACATCGCTACCGGTGCAAAGGCCGTATTGTTTGGTCACTGGCCTTCGGTGAAGGTTGCGACCACCGGTTTGTCAGTGGCCGTGAGCGATCAGGCGTATTTTGCCAACGATGTGACCGGTTACCGTTTCGTCTACCGCCTCGGCGCTGGCGTTGCTAACGGTGCTAACCACATCAAGTACCTGGCTCTTGCATAAGCATTAGCTAACAGGCTGAAAGCCCTCGTCGTGTTGTAGGTTTCACGGCGGGGGCTTTCGCTATGCTAGGCGTCATGCCTACAGAAAAAATCAAAGGGCTTATCGCCTTAGCAAGTAATTCTCCCGGCTCCCCTACGGGTTACGGTCAACAGGCTGAGCATCTTGTTCGCTCCCTGATGGAGCATGGTGTGAAGACGTCTGTGTTGTCGAACTATGGGCTTGAGGGTGCCATTGACAAGATTCCGACCAAGCACGGTGACGTGTTGCACTATCCCAGGGGTGTTGCACCTTATTCGCAGGATGTGTTGACGACGTGGTTCACTCATTTCAGTTCTCAGCACCCGAACCTGCAGGGCGCGATTATGACGCTTTATGATGTGTGGGTTTACAACCAGTGGAAAGACGAAGTGCCCGTGATTTCGTGGGTGCCGTTGGATCATGTCACGATGCCTCCCCAGGTTGCCTCGTTTCTGAAGCGGGATAACGTGACCCCGCTGGCGATGTCCCCGTTCGGCAAGCGCCAGCTCGATGACACGGGTATAGACAGCGTGTATATACCTCACGCGATTGACACGAATGTTTATAAGAAGACTGACACGATTCTGAACGGTAAGGGTGAGAAGGTTCCGACGCGGGAGTTCATGGGTCTTGACCCTGACACGTTCCTTGTATCGATTGTTGCAGCGAACAAAGCCAACGGCCTCATCCACCGCAAAGCGTATGCGGAGAACCTGCTGGCCTTCTCGATGTTCCATAAGAAGTTCCCGAACTCTCACTTGTATATTCACTCGGATCCTGCACCTACGACGGGCGGGTTCGATTTGAAAGTGTTGCTGAAGGCGACGGGTGTTCCTCCGAGCGCTGTGACGATTGCTAACCGTGAAATGTTGCGGATTGGTTACCCGAAGGAGCAACTTGCTGCGATTTACTCTGGGAGCGATGTTCTCCTGGCTACTTCTTATGGTGAGGGGTTTGGTGTGCCGACGATTGAGGCGCAGGCATGCGGGACACGGGTGATTGCTTCCGGTTGGGCTGCATCGGTGGATTTGGTGTCGGAGGATAGCTTCTTGACTTCTGGCTCCCCATTTTGGGATGAACCTCAGAAAGCGTTTTTCCAGGTGCCTGAGATTGGGTCGATTGTGTCGGCCCTGGAGCAGGCGTTTCATGCTGAGCGGGGTTTCAGTTCGGTGGCACGAAAGTTCGCGCTGGACTTTGATATTCCTAAAGTGTTTGACGAGTATTGGCTCCCGTTCTTGAAGGATTATTTTGGCACGTCTTGAGGACTTGGCAAGCGCTCACTACGGCGAAACAATCTGGGTGTTGGGTTCCGGCCCGTCACTTAATTTCCTGAGCCCGCAATTCTTTGACGACAAGACAACAGTGAGCACCAACCTGAGCGCTCACACTCTCGGCTTCCAGCCAGATTATGTTTTCAGTCACTATCACCGGTGGGCGAGGGAGTTGCCTGCAACGATGGAGAAGGTGACATTGAAGCGTGACACGTTGTCGCTGGAGGAGTGGGCTGGTGATGTGCCTGACGATGTTGTCCTCATCGAGCAAGACAACTATAACCCTCCCGGCTCAGCATGGAACCCGTTGACTACTCACCCACCGAAACCTCATTCGTTGGCTTATGGATCGTCGAGCTTGCACGGGTCAATGCACTTGGCTGCATGGTTGGGTGCGGCGCATATTGTTTTGGTCGGTGCTGATTGTGGAACGATTGACGGGGATAACCGTGTTGCCGGTTACCCTGACGGGCACAAGCTTTGGTCTTTATATAACGAGCACCATAAGCTGATGAAGGAATGGCTTGTTCGCGAGTATGGGGTGACGGTGTATTCGTTGAACCCGTTTGTGAACTTGAATCTTGAGGGCCACCGGTTTGAGGGTGTCTGATGTTGCCTAACCTGACTGTTCCGGTGTTGAACCGTTACGACCTTCTTCAGCGAATGTTGTCCTCGATTGACTATCCCGTGAAGCACTTGCTGGTTATTGATAACGGGGCGAGCATGGTGCTGGAGGATATGGAGGTCGATGTTCCTGATTGTGTCGAGTTCACGACTTATCTGCCGATGCCTGCGAACCTGGGTGTGGCTGCGTCATGGAATCTGGGGATAAAGTCGTTTCCGTATGATGACCGCTGGTTTTTCGCCTCGAACGATGTGGTGTTCAAACCAGGTGCCCTTGAGAGGCTCTGTGAGGCTCGCACAGACGAAATAACCCTTTCCAAGATGTTTCCCCATTGGCACGCCTTTTCTGTCGGCTATGAGGCTGTCAGGCGCTTGGGTTTGTTCGATGAAGCATTTTTTCCCGCATATTTTGAAGACAACGATTACAACACTCGCGCTAACCGTTTCGGAGTGCCAATCAGGAAGTTGGACATCCCTGCAGATCACGACAACTCGTCAACACTGAAATCGGATCCTGTGTTTCAGGCGTTGAACGGTGACACGTTTGCAAGAAACCAGGCTTACTATCAGGCGAAGATAAAACATCAAAACTTCGGCCCTGGGGGTTGGGATGTGGAACGGCGCAGACTGAACGGCTGGGAGGGTGACCGGTAGAATGAGTATTGGAGGTTTCTAGTGGCCATTGTGAACGGGTACGCCAGTCTTGCCGATGTGAAGGCAGCAGCGCGAATTACAGACAGCATTGATGACAGTTTGCTTGAGCTGTCGATTGAATCAGCATCGCGTGAGATTGATTCTTACACTGAACGGGTTTTCTATCAGACAGGATCCGAGGGGACACCTGTTGCACGGGTGTACGTTCCTCAAGACTTGTACGTTGTCGAAACTGACGACATCATTTCTGTGACGACGTTGAAGACTGACAGCAACGGTGATGGAACTTTCGACACAACCTTCGACGCTTCTGACTTCCAGCTCGAGCCGTTGAATGGGCTCGCTGGCGGTATCGAAACATCGTTCACTCGAATCCGTGCCGTGGGAACTTACTTGTGGCCTACTTACGAGCCCAGGAATGTTGACGCGAATCAGGCGAGCGTGCAGGTGACGGGTGTGTTTGGTTTCGCTACTGTGCCGACAGCGGTACGGCAAGCCTGCATTCTGTCTGCACTCAGACAGTACAAACGCTACGAGTCCCCGACGGGTGTTCTCGGTTTCTCAGATTTGGGAGCCGTGCGAGTTGGCACGAAGCTCGACCCGGATGTGGAGCGCATGATCCAGCCTTACCGGAAGCTGAGGATGGCGTGACCGTAACCGGTATGCGTACAGCCCTGGCAGAGAACTTGGGCACTATTTCAGGGATTCGCACTTACGCTGACATTCCTGATAACCCTATGATGCCTGCAGCGGTTGTGCAGTTGCAGAGCGTGTCCTACGACCAAGCGTTCCAACGTGGCCTCACCGAATACAACTATGTTGTCACGGTTATCTTCGGCAGGGTGGCGACAAGCG